GTGATTTTCATTGGAACGGGTTTAGTCCGCCCAGGGCGGTCTTTGCGAATTTGCCGATCTGCGGCAGGTATTGTTTGCCCTTGTCGAATGCGAAGTTTACGGCTGATTCATAGCCGGTGAGGGTCATTCTGGCGGCCTTTTGTACGTCTGCTTCGATGTTTTGCCAGCGGTCTGCTGGCAGTTTTGAGAGGGCGATTCCGATTCTGGTCTGGTTGTTTACTGTGCCTGTTACCGTTGACATTTCGTTTTCGAATGCGTCCATGATTTCTCGCCAGCCTTGCTTTTCCTTTGATTCGCCGTATAGATGCCGGATCATTGAATCCGGCATAGAGGAAAGAAAGAATGCGTATCGGTCGATTACTGTTTGTGTTCTTGTGCGTTGCGTGCTGGCCTCTATGTTTTCTACTTGTGCGTCTGATACTATTTTTTCTGAAGCTAGTTTTAGCGCTGTGTTTACTGGGACTGTGCCTCCTGCTGTTTGGACATCTACTATTTCTTTAGAGGTGTCGTTGGTCATGCCGGTTGTTTTTATTGAGGTGTCGGACTGTACGCCCGCCACCTCTTTCGAAGTCTGTGCTTGGATGAGCGCGGTTTTTAATTGTGTGTCATTGTTCATCTGAGACGTCAGAAGCGGCACTAGGGCTTGCAAGAAGCCCTGACTATCGGTCCCTTGGGACCGATAGTCCGTGGGTGCCGGGGCGCTTATGCTCGGGGCCGCGTTACTTCCTAGGCGTTCCCATGGGGAGGTTCCGGCGTATACTGTATCCATATACTGCAGGTCTGTTTGCGCCTGTACAGGCGCCATTGCCTGCATTCTGGTGATCTCTCGTTGGGTATCTTGGCCGTGGGTGGCATCCTGATAGGTATTATAGGCGCCCGCCTGCGCGGGCGCTATGCCTTCTAAGAAGGCTGATTGTCGCGCGATTTCGCGCGGATTTGCTACGTCTGCTAGATTTTGGTGGTGGTCGAAGTCTTCGCGGCGTATGCGGGATTGGTTGGAGCCGATTCCGAGTAGACTTCCTATGGATGATAGTCCGGCTGCGGCGCTTCCTGCTCCTGTTAGAAATTTGCCGATTGAGGGGAGTGCTTTCGCGACTCCTGCTAGAAAGGGTCCCATGTGCGTATCCTGTGTTGTTGGAATTATCCAGCCGGGGCACGGCAAGGGCCGCACCCCGTCTGGTGGTTAGTGCATTGGCATACTGTTAGCGTGCCGGGTCGTAGTACCTGGACTCATATTGATCGTCTAGCGTTCTGTATCCGACTTTTAGATTGAGTAGGGTTCTTGCCGTACTATCTGCTACGTTTACGTTCGTTAGCATTAATCCGATTCCGAATTGGAATGGCAATGCGCTATTTCGCCTTAATACCACGGCTCCTCGCGCCGAGTACACTGATGGGTTGTTGATTGGATTTTCTTCGACATAGTCGGTTAGTACCTCTGTTTCCATCGCTACTGTCGCGAGAGCGTTTAGATGTCCGACGACGCTTGTCGCGAAAATTCCGGATGCAAAATCTCCGATGGCGCTTACTGTGTATTCTATGGCTAGACTGTCTGCGTATGGGACATCGATGGCCGCTTGAATGCCGTAGCCGCATTTGCTTCGGCCTGTATGTGTGAATGTTCCGCTGGGGCGGACTTGGATCAATCCGCCCCTTTGCCCGAGATTTGTGGTGTTTACCACGTTAAAGTTTGAGTCGGTTAGCGCTAGCGTGCTGCCTGTGTATGCTATCGCCGGCACGGTATCGACAGCGTCTTTGATTGATAGCGCTGCGTATCCAATTCTGTTGATTTTGTGCATGTTACTCTGTTCCTGCGTAGATGCTTGCGCGAACGTCTGTGACGTGACGGTAGGCCATTACGTTTACTCGCGCGTGTAGTTGCCAGTGTGCGAGTTGGGTTGTTTGAAATACCTCATTGTAGTCTGTGGCGCCGTGGTAATAGGCGTCCTCCGGGGTTGGGAAGGTGGCTTTACTGAACGGGTATCCGGGAATGTCGGCGAAGTTGATATGTACCCGGTTGTTCTGGAAGCGATAGTGTTGACCGTATGGTTCTTCGATGGCTTCTTCTGCTACCCATGATCCTCCGTTTGCGCTGATCCATTGTGATGGGTCCTGGGGGATTGGTGGCTTTTCGGCCCAGATATTGGGGTCGGCTAGCCAGTCGTCTGCCGTTGGGTTTACGTTGGTTGTGAGCGGGTGTTTCTCGTAGGCGTGGACTAGTGGGAATCGCACGAGTGCGAGGATGAAGATTGCGCCGTGCTCGTCGAAGTATTTGCGCGGAATGTTCATATTTGCGCGCCGTACTGTTTTGCCGATGTAGCTGCCTAGTGCTGCATCGTCTCCTCCATCTACGTCCATGCCGGACATATTGAACGTTTCTCGGAAGAGTAGTTCGGGGCGTTGGTCTGCATCTGTTCCGGGGTTTGTTTCCCAGATTCCCATAATATCGTTATAGCGATCGGCGAACCATGTTCGGTCTATTTCGCTCTTTGCCTGCGCCTGAGTTAGTGCGATGTCTCGGACATCGATTGTCGCGTTTGCGCCTGATACTGGGCCCAGGTACGTGAAGTCGTCGTCATTTAGATCGCGGTGCTGGCCGAAACCGTCGTTCACTTTGTTTCCGCCGTTTAGAATGTGCGGCAGTCGGGCGCAGAGGCGCCCGTAGCGCCGCCAGCTTCTGGCGGCTTCTGTGCTGCCGCTCGGAAGCACGGTGTAGTCCGGTGTGCCTGCGTCAAAGGACGGGACCCTAAAGTAACGGTCCCATATCCAATTATAGGTTTGCACGAGCCATCGCGGAATTGTTGCTGGTGCCTCATTAAGTGCTAGAAAGCTGAGATCGCGTTCTCCTGCGGTTGTTGAGATTCCGGTGAAAGTGATGTTTTCGTCATAGCCTCGTTTGACAAAATTGATCCAGTCATTGCCGTAGTGGTGGCGATAGGGCTGATAGAAGGCGAAGAGGTCGACCTGTGATTCTGCTACGACTTCTTTTCTGAACGGTGACAGCCTCATGATTCCATCGAGGCTGATCTCGAAGGAGTCGCCTGCGACTACTGGGATTACGGATATTGTTTGGAGTCGTCCGATTTCTCCACAGACGTGGGCATGGTGGGATAGGTCGAATGCGTTGCGTGTCATTAGATTGCTCCCGCGATGAAGTTTAGAGCGGCTTTAAGCCACTCTGGCGCGTGATCGATAGTGTTTACGATTCCGGCGATAGCGAAGACGCCGATTGCCCAGCGCTTTTTAACGCGATTCGGGCCGTCATAGATCGTGAATTTCATGTGCGTATCCTGTGATGTTGGATTTATCCAGCCGGGGCACGGCAAGGGCCGCACCCCGTCTGGTGGTTAGTGCATTGGCATACTGCTTTAGGCTACGTAGCCGCCCCGGAAGAAAATTTTACTTCCGCGGCGGCGTCTTGCCATTTTGATCGTTCTGCGCATTTGTTTTCTCCTGCGGTTGATAGAGGGCCTGCATGACTTTCAGTCGTGCGCCCTGGGCGAGTTCTTTGAGCTCAAGTTCGAGATGGACAGGCTTACCGTCCGCGTGTGATACGGTGATTTTCATGCGACGGCCGCCTTACGGAGTCGGGCGGCCATGCGCGATTCAAAGGCCTTGCGGCCTTCTGAGTCTGCGCCGGTGTCTGTGAGTTGACAGACAAGGGCGAAGAGTTGTGACGGCGTTGTGCTGTCGACGGTTTGGGCCTGAAGGCCCTGGGCGGCAAGGTCCATTGCGCGGGCGCCGGTTTTACCGGCTTCGGCAATAAATGCGCAAGCTACCTGCCGGTTGATAGGAGCGACGAATGTGGCGACGACTGCGGCCACGTATTCGGACGGGATAGTGAAGCGAGCGAGTCCGATTTGGTCTATCGTGCCGTACATGAGTGCTTCAAGGGTGGTGGTGACTTTTTTGCGGTTTCCGCGTCCCCATGGGGTTTCTGCAGTTACGAGCTTATAGTCCTCGGGAGTGATTCCGATTGCGTCAAAGTCTGCGCTTACTGCACTAGAAATTGAGGCCATTACACCGAGTGCTACAGAGAGAGAAAGTTGTTGCATGTGATTACCTTTGTTATGGGCGATGCCTTCGGCCCGGGCTGTCGTGAATGGAGCCGCTTCGCGTCTCCACCCTTCGGGCTTCCATCCCTATCGCGTAGGGGTGCGAGCCTT